AATTTCTTTTCGTCTCTATAAAACTTATTAGACATTTGTTTTTCAACATCAATATATTTTAGGTCATTACTCATATAGAATAGGTTACCATATCCTCTATCAATCACCTGTTGGATAGTTGCCCATCCTACATTTGAGTTTTCTATAATTAATAGTGCGTTATTCCATTCTGTGGATACTGCTACTAAAAAGTTTCCAAAATCTTTTGTTTCTATTTTACCTCTATATTCTGCAACTTGTGATGAATCTTCAATATCAATTACTTGGAATGTAGAATAATCCGAACCATCACCTCTCGCGACATCGGCAACTACCATATATGCTCTATTGTAATTAGGATGTTCCCATTTCCAATAATTACCATCAAAGCCAGTTTTTTCAATCGGGTCCATTACATAGGTATCTTTATACCATGTTAATAATGCTGGGTCAATTACAGTATCTCCTGAACCAACGAAATCACAATCACATTCTTGAGATGCACCTTTAACTCCTAATATACGAGTTTGTTCGTCTCTCCATGCCTGATTTCTTTCTGGATGTTTTGTCCAATGTAAATTAATACAATTAAATCCGTTTGCACCACTCTCACCTTCTACCCACATTTTATGAAACCAATTACCCACACCATTTGGAGTAGATAATACGATTGCAGAACCACCCGTTGATAGGGTTGATTGTGCTGATAACCAAATTTCATCGATATCTCTAATGAATGCGGCTTCATCTACAATCAATAATGATAGGGCCTCCGAACGACCTGCGTCTGGAGAACTTGCGATTGCTTTTACTTGTGAACCATTTTTTAATTTAAGGGAAAGTTTATTATCTTCTACCGAACTATTTCCACCATCTCTTAACCAAACAGGAAGTAAGTCATGCATAACTCTTACCTTCTCTACCAGATTCTTAGCTACGGTCACTTTGGTTGCGATTACCAATGCATTAAAGTCTTGATTGAATAACATCTTCCACAAAATAAACCCTGCAGATAAGGTTGATAACCCCAATTGACGTGATTTAAGAATAATATTTAAACGATTATCTTTAAAATCAGTCAAACAATCTTCCTGAAATGGGAAAAGGTGAAAGGGTATTTTACCTCTCACCGGATGCTGAATAATACAATACTTCTTCATAAAGTAAATGGGGTCTAACGCACATTTACGATATTCTTCAGCTATTATTTCTTTTAATGTTTTCTTAGGTTGCCCTTGAACTCCCATTATTTTTTGAATTTAATCTTCCAATAAACACCACCACCAATATATGGAGACAATGTTCCGTTGGTTCCATCGGATACTCTATTAGCAACACCAATACCTAAATTATAGATTTTGTCTTTTTTAGTTTTTATAAGTAATCCTGCACCAAGATTTGAAACTACATCTGCTTTATTAAATCCACCAGTTAAACCATAATATACTTGTGTTTTTGGTAATTCTTTAACAATCATAGTTTCTTTGATAGTTCTTTGTTTAACACTTGCATTAAAAGTTCTACCCAATATTTTATTTTGAGTAATCGTATCAATCATTGCAATTGTTCCTAAACTATCTGGTAATTGTAATGTATCTTTGTAAATGTTTTTTGCAAAAAAATCTTTTAATAATGCTGCGGTATCTACTATTGTAGGAATAATTACTTCCTTTTCTACAATTGTTTCATGGTAGATATCTTCACCTTTTTTAGTTACTACCTTTGTCTTAACTACTTCAACTGTATCAATTTCATGTTTAATAAGTTCATACTTTTTACCATCTACTTTTACAATTTCACCTGTTTTTGTTTTGTCTCCACCACATTGTTGGAAAACTACTATTACAATTAATAATGCTATTGCAATGTTTTTTAAATTTAATAATTTTTTCATACTTTTTATTTTTTAACTAATTCTGGATGATTTAACTCAACCAATTTTTCTTCTAATAATCTTTTTCTTACTATTAATAATTCGATGGCTTCAAATGCATCATCAATGTCTTTTTTCAAATCTGTTTTTACTTTCTCAATATCTACTTGCCATTCCCATTTTTCAACTTTGCCATCTTCGGTAACTATTTCCATTTGTTGTTTTACACTTCCCAACGCCTCTTCCATTTTAGCCTTATAATCCCTTACATATGCAAGTTTATTATTTGTTATTTTATAATCTTCATAAAAAGGAAATGTTCCATCTGCTCTTAATCCGGTTTCAAATTTTGCCAAACAAGTTGCACACATTCCAGTTTTACTAATTAACTTTTTATCTGCCCAACTATATGGAACCGTTTTACAATCCTCTGAAGAACAATGACTTAATTTATGTAAGAAATCTCTAACATCATCCATTTCAGTAACGACTGTTTTAAATCCCTTTTCTTGTCTCCACTCTTTACCTTCACTATCTACCCACGTTTCACCAACTTCTCTTTTTTGTTCGGTTTCTTTTTCATAACCAAAAACTTTTTGAGTGGTGTCCTCTCTACCAAATACCGTATCTATAATTAATTTACGAGATTTGTGAATATTTTTGTTTTTTTCATCAAAACTTTTTCTTTTTGCCATACTAATCTTCCTTTTTGTAACTGTTTATTATTATAATATATATCAAATTAAGAGTAAAAAATGCCAAGTATCTGATTTAATGGTGCAAATGTACCTGTAAGTTTATATGTTTTACCATTATAAAAGAATACCAAACCCTCATTTGCAACTATTTTTTCAATACCACCTAGTTGATTTAATCTTTCTAATTCTGATTTTAATTTTTGTATTTGTGCAGGACTTCCACCATTTTTAACTTGTGATGCAACTTGTTTGAATTTTTGTTTCATTGAACGAATTGCTTTTTCAGGATGTATAGTTAATACACTTCCAACAAATTCTAATACATCTGCACCCACTCCTAAGAATATTTCTTCAAATGGTTTAATATTATCCTTTTGTTGTTTTGCAACATTTACTTTATCGTGGTCAATTGCCCACTCTTGTAATTCTAAATTTGAGATTGTATTTAATCTAAACCCTTTATCACCAAATGCCCATCTTCTTACTAAAGCTTCTTTTGTTAATTTATCTACTTTAATTGGAGCATTTTTATTTATAAAGTTTTCCCACCAAGCTTGATGATAATTTGCAACATTGTCCGAATCTTTTAATCCAAATTGAGATTGTAATTTTGAAAGTTTTGAAAGATATTTACCTTGTTTAGAACTCAAATCTTCCGATTTTGGTATTTCGGTTATCGGGGGCCCTTGTATTGTGTATCTAGATTGCACATCTGCGTTTATTTGTTTAATCATTCCTGCCAAAGTTCCCGCTGCTCCACCATCTGCTCCAATTGCTACACCCTTTTCATCATAACAAGTTGTATTATGAAAAACTAAAAGAGCTTGACCATAAGGAATAACATTAACCGATGTAGGCCATATTACTTCCAAATTCATAAAACACTTTCCTTCGTTGAATATCTTTTTTCTCTGTGCGTCGGATAAACCACTTATTGCTGCAGATAAATCTCTCATTGCAAAATTGTATGCGTCGGTTAAACCACCTCTACCACCGAACTTTGATGCAACATCTTCTATTCCCATTGCATTTGCTCCTGCGTTTGCTAAATTACCTTTATTTCTAGCTGCTATTAATCTACCATTTTTCCAACTAATTGCCAAAGCTTGTCCATCGGTTTTTTCTCTAACCACACCCAAATCCCCATTAAGTGCTTTTGAAATAATATCTTTCAAATCACCAAATGTTAAATCCATATCATCAAATGGGTGTGACATATGTCCATATGCTCCACCTTCTAATAATAATGATTCATTCAAATCTGGTTTAATATTTAACTCTTTTTCCATTTGGGTTATTTCATCATATCCCATATTACTAAGTGCTTTTGCTACTGCAGTTGGATTGGTTTTATTAGGATTACCAAAAAGGTATGCGTTGATTCTTTTTCTGAATGTTGAATCTCTATATAGTTTTATCATATTCATAAAATGGACATCCGTAGATTTCATTTCATCTATTTCATCTTTTTTAAATATGTTTTGTCCTTTATCACCTAATCTAAATGTTGCTGCTTTTTTACCATTTATTGTTGGCATTCCGTAGTCATCCTTTCCAATATCTTTTACAACAACTTTTTTGTTTTTGAATTTTCCCATCAAAACAGTATCACCCTTATCAACATCTATATTAATACTTTCGTTATATATTTGTTTATTTATTTTACCATAATTTCTCATTAAGATACCGGCAACTGCATGTGCTTGGTTTTCTATTGGAGAACCTGTTGCACCATCCTTGATTTCATCTTTTACTAAACCCAACTCATCTTGTTTTCTATGAACCATCTCATGTGCAAGAGTTCTAAGTATGTCCGCAGTTAATCTACCTTCTATTGCAACATATATTTCTTTTGACATTGGGTTATATCCACCTAAACTGGTTTTTGCTTCTGAATATTCTCTACCACTTAGTAAAGTTATTTTTGGTCTTTCACTTAACTTTAATTTTTTAGTTGCATACTCTACAAAATGATTTATTGAGTTTTCTTTTGATTCAGAAATATTTTCTTTTAGTAAATTTGCTAAATCTTGTTTTGGTTTATCTTTTTGATATTTTTCTAATGTTTCCAATAATTGTTTATCAGATAATTTGTAGTTTTTAACTTTTTGTAAAGATGCTTCCATTATATTTGAAAACAATCTATGATTATCTATTTCATTAGAATTTTCATTTAAATATAATCCTTCTAATATGTGGCCTGATAATTGAGCAGCGGCCATACCAATACCACCGGCTGCAGCGGGGTTTTCTAATCCCAATACCTCCAATGTTGCATGTTTACCCAAATCTTTTGCTATCGTTTTACCAACCGTTCCGGCACCTGCAGCTAGGCCACCTGCCAATGCTACACCACCTATTAAGAACCCAACTTCTATTCCAGTATGTAATAATGAATGTTTTTGTTTATGTTCAGCGTGTTGTGATTCATGTACTAAATGTTCGATGTGGGATTTCGCATCCGGAGACAAACTACTCAAATCCATAATTATTGGTTCTTTTGTAGTTTTGGGTTTTCCGTACCATTCTTTATCTTGTATAGGTTTACCATCTTTGTCTAATTGGTTTCCTGATTTTACATCAACTGGATTACCATCCGCATCATAATGTTTATCACCCTTTTTAAAATATCCAGATTCTTTATCGTAATCATTTGCAGTAAATGTTGTATTTCGTCCACCATATACATCTTCTGGATTTACCTTTTTACCCGTCTTATAAACAGGCTTTTCGTTATAGGCAGGTTTACCATTTTCATCTTTTTCTTGAACTTGACTATAATGAAAATGATTTCCAGATTCTGGGTCTACAATAGAACCCATACGTCTACCATTCATTAAATTATTAATAGCTTTGCCGGTATTTTTATATTGTTCTCCTTTTTTTTCTAAAAATCTACCAACCGTAGTATTTTTTTTAAAATTACTCCACCAACTATCGGCTTTTTTGTTCATTTCCTGTCTTACCGGTGAGTTTGTATCGTTTACATCTTTTACTTCCGTTTGGTCTTGTTCAGACATTTCGGATATTACTTTATCCAATTTTTCTTTGGTTGCCTTTTCTTCAGGAGATTGTTCGGAAGTTTCACCATCAGCTCTTTTTTCTGCAGATGATTTTAAATCGGTTCCACCCAATTTTTGTTCCGGTGGAGGCCCTTGTTTTTCTCCAGGTTTTCCTGCAGGTTCTTTTCCCGTTTCTTTATCGGCTTTACCTTGTGCGGTTTGGTCTTTTTTTGTTGGTTGGCCTGGTTCTGCCGGTTTATCCGATTGAGTTGCTGCTTTTCCAGGTTGTTCTTTTGCTTTTGGTTCATTAGCAGGAGCATCATCTGGTCCTGTTATTTTTGAAGCTTGAATATGTGCAGGGTGTTCTTTTGGCAATCTTAAAGCATTTCTAGCTTTTATTTTTTTTAACTCACCCTTGCTATTGGTATAAGAAATGTCAACATCCAAAGCTTTATTTGTATCTTCATCAAAATAACCCTCTACCCACAATTGAAAAGCTTCTTCGGTAACAACTTTATTAATTATTTCACTAATTGGGTCGTATGGTTCATCTGACGGGTGTTCTTTTTCATGTCTTGTAGGATGTGGTTCTGGTCTCATTTCATAAGAAGGTTTTGTATTATTACTTTCTTTTACTGAACCTGTTGGTGCTCCGTTGATATATCCTCCCGGTAAATCTAATCCTACTCCAATTCCACCTGGAAACCCTTCATTTAATTTTGTTGTTATCATTTTAAAAATATCGTTATCAAATGATGGATATGCTTTAAGAAAAAACTTTTTTGCTACCTCTTTATTTGAACTTCCTAATTTTTTTCTTACATCAGTTCCACTTATTGGATTTGCTTCTGCGGG